CGGGCCCGCGTCCGGCCCGCTGCTGGCGGCGGCCGGGGTCCTCGAGCTGGGCAACAGGTGGCATGCGCCGCTCGCCGAAAGCGCGACGACCAGGAGCCCGACCACAAGGGCCACGGTGGCCGCGGAGTGGACGAGGTCACCCGGGGCGGGGGAAGCGGGGGGTCGATCGGTCATGCGCTGGTTCCAGGTGGGGGGATATCGTCGATATCGGATAGGTCTGCGCCGGCGTCCGGGTCCGCGGCGTCGAGGGCGTCCACGGTGGCAGCGCGGGCGCGGTAGGCGCGGGCGAGAAAGCCGAGGCCCGAGAGCACGAGTCCTCCGAGGATCGAGAGGTCAGAGGGCGGTGGCGGATCGGGCGGTGGCGGCAGCACGAGCACGAGGGCCTCGTGCGCCTCCTTCGCGTTGCTGCTGGCATTCCGACAGAGGGCTTCCGCATACCCGCGCACGCGCTCGGCCTGCGTCTTCCCAAAGCCCTCGAAATACCGAGCATCTCGCATCGCCTGCGCGACCACCTGGCAATCCCCCGAGGGCAGCGCGCTCGCCACGCCGCGCATCCGCACCGTGAGCAGGCGGGCCAGCGACTCGGCGCCGGCCTGCTCGGTCGGGTTGACCAGGAAACACGCCAGGTAAGGGATGCTGGCGCCCGTGCTGGTGGGGCTCGTGTCGGTGGCGGGAAAGCAGCCGTCCGGGCACACGCCGTTCTTCGCCACGGTCCCGCACTGCTGGGCGCCGTAGTTGTACGAATACCACTCGGGCGCGGCGGCCGTCGCAGGCTTGTGGAAGGGCTTGAGCGACGAGAAGCCCGTCTCGTGCCGCGCGACCGCCGCGATCCCCTGGACGACGGCCGGGGTGCAGTAATCGGCCCCGCGCAAGGTCACGCAGGCGTCGCGCAGGATGGCTATCTGGTGTGCGGTGTCCATATCACCTCCCCGCGAGCCAGCGGCTCAGGATAGGAATGAGCGCGCCGCCCACCATCCACGCGAGCGCGGTGAGGGTCGAGCGCCAGGAGACGAGCCTGATCACCTTCGTCATCCGGCTTTCATGCGCGGCTTCCTGCTTTTCCACGGCGGCGATCTTCTCGTCGTGGACGCTGTCCATCTTGGCCCGCGCGCCAAACTCCCGCAGGATGGCCGCCTTGTCAGCGTCGGCCTGTACGCGGTCTTGCGCGATCTTGTCCGCCAGGTTGTTGACGGCCTGGTGGCATTCCCCGACGCCGTTGGCGACGGTGAGCAAGGCAGCAGAGAGGTTGGCGAGCCGCTCGCGCGCCTCCGCCTCAAAGGTGGCGTGCCGCTCAAACTCACCGCGCAGCGCCGCGAGCGTCTCGCCGTGCAGCGTATCGCGGTGGACGCGGTCGCGGGTGGCCTGCGCGGAGAGGTCCCGCATCCACGCGGCCATCGTGGAGATCTGCTCGGCCAGCGGCAGCCTCGCGAGGGTGGCGATCAGTTTTTCGTCGCTGTCTTCCCACGGGTTGCGAAGGCTCTGTGGCGTGAGGTCGCTCGACTCGGTGGTCTGGCTCATGGCCTGCTTCTCCATCACTGCCCCCCGAGGTAGCTGGATAGGTTGGTCCGCTCGGTGGCGGACCAGGTGCGGGTGTTGTCGTAGACGACGTCCCCCAGGTCGACGGGGGCCTGCAAGGTCACCGCCGTGGTGATGTCGGTGCCGAGGTAGCTGGATTGCCCCGAGGTCCGGTTGGTGGTGGACGACGTGGCCACGGTCTGTGCCACGCCGTCGTAATCCACCGTGTAGTTGCCCGGCGTGCTTGCACCGCCACCGTTGTAGGTGACCACAAGCGAGTGGGTCAACGTATCCAGCGTGAGCGCCACGCCGACGCAGGCGACGCTGGCGTAGCTGGCCCCGAGCAGGATAGACAGCGACGTGTACCCGGCGAAATTGCAGAGGTACACGACCCCAAACGTCGAGGCTCCAGACAGCCGCAATGGGCAATAAAAGGTGCTCGCGCCCGGCGTGGTGCGCAGCCGAAAGCGCAGGGCCACGGACTGCGCGCCCGCGGCGCTGATCGACCCCGAAAACGGGAGGTACTGGTTGCTGAAAGATACGCGGGCCGGGGAGACCTGGGAGCACGTTGGCGCCGCCGTGGCGCCGCTCGCGTGGGCCCCTGCGCTTCCCCGGTCTCTCCACGACTGCACCGGCTGCGTCGTCGCCGTGACCGGCGTAGTCCCCGGAGGGCTGCCCGTGATATCCTGATACTGATAGACGACGGATGAAGGTAGCCAAAGGTTCGGCGAGAGCGAGGCTGGCGTGAAAGATCCACTCGCGGAGATCGCGACGTTGACAAACCCCCGCGGGTCGATCGGCCGGCCGGCGACGCGGACGAAGCCCACGGTAATCCGGCCCCGAAGGTGACGTAAGCTGAGACCGCCGGGGGGATCGTGGGCGGCGTGGTCGACGACTCCCGATAGGCCGTGGATGCGAAGAGCTGAAAGCCCGTCACCCCGCGCGGCACCGTCAGCTCGAATCCCCGCGTGATCGCCGCGCCCGGGGGGCTCGCAATGGCCCGCACGAAGTCGGCGTATCCCTTGCGGTAGCCGATAGGCTGATCCGAGGAGTCGTTGACGAGCGTGCCCGAGAGCCCCGCCAGCATCGGATAGGAGAAGACCGTGGTCGGCGAGAGGGTGACGCCCGACCGAATCCACACGACCCCGAAGTCGGTCCCCGCGGCCTGCGCGCCCGCGTTGGTGTGTGTCACCTCCAGGTAAGCGCGGTTCGACCCCGCCGGTACGGTGATGACCTTCGAGGCCAACTCGATATCCGTGAGGGTCGAGGTGAGCGCTGCCGGGGCCACGATGCCGGTGCCCGCGGTGACGGAGCGGTCGCGGTCCATGACCGGCAGGCCGATCTTGGCGAAGACGGTATCCGAGATCGCCGTGACCCGAACGCGCGAGGAATGCGAAAGCTTGATCGATGTGCCGACGACCGTGGCGAGGCCCGTCCATGTGGCGTTGATCTTCGCGGCGACGAGGGCCGCGGTCACGTCGGTGCCGGCGAAGGTGATCACGGTGGGAGCCGAGGCGCCCTGGCCGATAGTCACGGTCTCGCCGACGAGGACGCCGGCAAAGTTGGCGCCGCCCCAGCCCTGGATCACGGCGTTGGCGTTGACCGAAAAATCCCACAAGACTTGGTTGTTGAGGCTGATATCCCGCACCCACGGCACGCTGAGGGGGGCGGTCACTTCGCCACCCCGTCATGGTGCGAGCAGGTACACCGGCCGAGGTTTTGCCCCAGCCGCACCACCTCGCGGTGAGCGTGGTCGCGGCAGGGGCAACAGGGGCGCGCCGCGAGGGCCAGGCGCTTGGCCTCCATCGCCAGCCACGCGCGGGCCTCGTCGGGGGTGAGCGAGGGCGAGTCGGCCAGCACCGCGTCCACGCGGGCCTGCTCGGCCGCGGCCACCTCGTCCCGGGCCCGCTGCTCGCGATCCTGCTCCGCGATCTGGTAGGCGACGGCTTGGCGGGTCATTTCGGCCTGCTCGGCCATCTTGGCGTGCTGCGCGGCCTTCTCGGCTTCCTCGGCCGCGAGGGCCTCCGCGATCTGCTCGGGGGTGGGCTCGGCCTGCGATTCGTTGTCCATCACGGGATACTCCAGTTCAGCTCGACGTAAATGGATTCGGGTCCGATCTGGACGCCCGACGAGAGCAGCGCGGTCTCGACGGCGGTGAGGGTCACCTCGACCACGTCGCCCGAGGCAAAGGCCGAGGTCGAGAGCGTGCCCGTCGAGGCCGCGTCTGCGCCGCTCGCCGACGTCACCGTGGGAGCCACCGAGAAGACCGTGGTGCCGTTTTTGGTCACGTTCACAGTCGTCGACCCGGAGGCCCCGGCCGACCCGCGCACGAGGCGCACGCTGGTGAGCGTCCGAGACTGCCCGAGTTTGACGCGCTCGCCGAGCCTGCCCGGAAGCGGATAGGCCCCGTCGTAAAAGCCCGACAGGCCGATGCGCCAGGTGTCCTGGACGATCGCCCCGCCCGCGGCGGCGATGGCCTTGGTGAGTGCCAGGATGGCCTCGGATTGCCGGCCTGCCGCGCCAACCGTGGGGTCGACGGTGTTGGACCCGCCAGCCTGTCCGGGAGCGGTCAGCGCGCCCTCGTCGGGGCTGGGGATCGGAATTCCTCGCGTGTAGGTCGCGTTGGGCGCCCGGATGCCCAGGATCACCGTGGTTTGCGCGGTGTTCTGCGCACCTCCTGGCAGCGGATCGCCGTAGACCTTGAGGGTGAGCGAGCAGTCGCCGTAGCCCGTCGAGGCTGGAGGCGTGAACGTGCACGACGCGCCCGCCGAGCCGGAAAACGAGTAGCTCGCGAGCAGCTGCCCCGTCGCCTGGCGCAGCGTCCACGTCCAGCCCGTGACCCCGGTGTCGTTCCGGTTGGTGCAGGTGACGAGCTGGCCGAGAACGAGGTCGTCCCGCGACCCGGACACGTAGCCGCCCGGGGGGCTCGTCGTGGCCTGCGCGACCACGATCGCGGCTTTTACCTGGGTCGCCATTGGGATTGCAGCATGGCCCAGTTCCGGGATACATGCTAGACGTAAACCCGTGGATTTCCAGGTCTCCAGCGCGCGAGTGATAACAGACAGCAGCATCCTGGCGGGATTGCAGCAGCAAGGGGACGCGGTTGACGCCTCCGACCCCTCCGACTGCCTCTCGCCGCTGGCCTGGACGCTCGCCCTCGATCCGGCCGGGCCCGCGCTCGTCGGGGGGCTCGCGCCCGCGCTGCCCGTGATCCGCCGCGTCACCCCCGCGGCCGAAGCAGGCGCCTTCACCCCGACCACCTTCCGCCTCGACCTCGACCGCGCCCTCACCGCCGGGGCCGGCTACACGCTCGGCCTCGCGCCCCTTACGAGGTCGGCCTACGGCGCCCCGACAAACCCCGCGGCCGTGGGCTTTGCCGGCAAGGTGACCTCCGGCATCGCCTCGCAGATCGTCGGCGCGCTCGCGGGCGACGTGGTCATGCCGCTCGACGCGGGTCCAGACGGAGATCTCCGGGTCGAAGACCGCATGGCGGCCCTGCGTCGCCGCGTCTTTCTCCTCGCCTCGGCCCCCCGCGGCACCTTCACTCACGCGCCGACCTTTGGCCGCGGAATCGTACCGAAACGCACGTACACCCCGGCGCAACTCGGCCAGGAGGCCGCGAGCCTCAAGAGCCAGCTACTCTCGGACCCCGACGTCAAGGCCGCCGACGTGCGCTTCTCGCTGATCGACGGCGGAATCGTGCGCTTCGACGTGTCGGTCGTGCCCTCGTTTTCGTCCAATCCGCTCCCGGTCTCCGGGACCATCCAGGCAGGGAGTCAAGCATGAATCGGCAGGACTTTTACCGGCTCGCGCGCAATCGGATCAAGATCACCACGGGGGCCAAGCTCCTCGCGTCCGTCGTCGACGCGGTGGGGTCCACGGTCAACGTCCTGATCAATGCCTCCTCCGCCATGGCCGAGGAGCTGGAGAGCCGGAGCGCCGCCCGCTTCGCCGCCCTCTTCGTCGCCACCGCGACCGACGCGGACCTCGACCGGCTCGTGCTCGAGCGCACCTTCGGCCGCCTCCCGCGCAAGGGCGCCGCAGCGGCGAGCTTCGCCGTCAACCTCTCGCGCACGGCCGCGGGCGGGGGGCTCGCAGGCACGGTGCCCGCAGGGACCGAGGTGATCGCCGGAGGGCTTACCTGGACGCTCGACAACGCCGTGATCTTCCTCGCCGGCCAGCTCGGCCCCCTGCCGATCACGATGGCCTGCGCGACGCTCGGATCGGCCGGCAACCTCGGGCCCGACAGCCTCGGGACCTTCAAAAATCCTGGCTTGCTCTTCGACGCCACGCTCAGTGTCTCGAAAGCCACCGCCGGCAGTTTTGCGACGGAGCCGCCGGGAAACTACTCGACGGGCGGCGCCGACCAGGAGAGCGACGCCGACTACCGGGCTCGCTACGCCCTCTACGACGCGGGCCTCGACCGCAACCTCGACTACCTCGCGGCCGGCGCAAAAAGCGTCGGGGGCGTGCTCTACGCGGTCGCGATCGAGGATATCGACGCGGCCGGCTCGCCCACCGGAGGCGCGACGCTCTACGTCGGAGACGTGAACGGCCGCGCGAACGCTGCGCTGCTGTCCCGCGTCCGGGCTGCGATCCGGGCTTTCCGCCTCACCGGCCAGCGGGTCACCATCGCCGGGACGGTGCCGGCGATGCAGACGATCGTGCTGAGCTTTGCCGTCTCCTCGGCCTACTCGATCGCGAGCGTCCAGGACGCCGCCAGGGCCGCCGTGGTGACCTACGTCAACGCGCTCGCCCCGGGCGCCTCGCTCACCCTCGCGAGCCTCGCGGCGGTGCTGGCGGGCGTCCCTGGCGTGGTCTTCACCGGGAGCTATTCCTACGGCGTCATCACGCCCGGGGCCGACGTCGCCGCCGGGACCACGGCGACCATTATCCGCACAACCTCTGCCCTCGTGAGCTTCGCGTGATCGCACCGCTCACCCTCACCGACGCTCTGGCGATCGTCCGCGGGCGGGTCGAAAAGGGCTGGCTCGAAGAGCTGCTCTCCGACCCGGACGGCGTCGCGCTGTTGTCGGCCCTCTGCGATCAGTACGTGGCCCTCGACGCGCAGGACGCGCAGGACGCGAGTAGCCTCTTTGTGGCCACCCACAGCGCCCAGGTGGACCTCCCGGCGCAGGGTCCGAGCTACGCGACCACCACCCTCGCCGTCACGCTGCGCAAGCCCCCCAAGGGCGCCTCGCCGCTCTCCCTGCCCGACGGTACCCGCGTCCAGACCGCCGACGGCCACGTCTACCTGACGGGCTCCGCGCTCACCTTCGCGCCGGGCGAGCTGGGCCTCCCGAAAACGGTCAGCGCGACCGCCCTGCTCCCCGGTCACCCGGGCGCCATCCCGCCGGGCGAGATCACGCAGTTTACCCCCGTGGCGAACGGGATCAGCGGCGTCGGCCTCGCGGTCAACCTCGTCGTCGTGTCGGGTACGCAAAAGGCCTTGCGGTTCACGACCGACACGACCAAGCCGCACCCGTTCAAGACCCCGATGATCGGCCTTCTTCTGGAGGTGACCAGCGTCGCCACGCTCGCCGCCGCGCCGGACCTTGGCCAGACGGTGCAGATCACGGCGATGAACAACGGCTCGGGGGCGAGCCCCAGCGACGCCAGCAGCCCCGAAAACGCCTACGCCTGGAGTGCCACCGTCGACACCGCCACCGATGCCCGGTACGCGGGCTGGTACACGGGGGCCTTCGGCTACGAGTGGCGCTTGGTCGACTGGGGCGAGTACCTCGGCGTGACCAACACCACGGCGGTGTCGGGGGGCCGGGGGGACGTGATCGGCGAGATCGCGCGGGCCCGAGGCCGTCCTCGTCAGACCGGCGAGGACGACGAGCAGCTGCGCGGCCGGCTCCTCCGGGCGCCCGATCCGCCCTCGCCCATCGGCCTTCTGCGGAAGGCGATCGTGGCCCTCGTGCCCTACGGCTTCGGACGGCTCGACGTGCGCGTGTACGAGATGGGCGAGCCGCCCCCCGACGCTACGGTGGACCCTTATTGGTTCAACTTCCCGGCCGCGGGGGGATTCATCGCAGACCTCCACGTCGCCGACATGGACGATCCGAACACGCCGGACGCGATGGCCAGCTACGACGAGAATTACAATCTGCTGGCCTCGTTTGTGAACCCCGGCCTCGCCCTCGTCGAGGGAGGCGCGACCACCTTCGACGTTGTCGTGCGCTGGACTGCTCCGGGCTCGATGCTGGCCGCCACGGCCGCCACGATCCGCCGTCTTCTCTACTTCGCGTGCAAGCTGGGATCTGCCCCGGGCACCGTCGTCAATTTGTACGAAATCACCCAGTGGGGTTACTGACATGAGCGTCATCGGCCAGGTTATCAAGGAGCGGGTCACCTCGCTCAAGCTCCGGCTCCTCTCCCGGTTCGCTCGCAGGCAGGTCGACAAGCTTGGAGCCTACGCCGGTACGGTGCGGCGACTCGGGCCCTCGAGCGCGACGGTGGGGCAGAACTACGAGACCCTCGCCCCCTCGGCGGGTCGGTGCCTCGGCGGCCTCGAGGTCGCCTGGTCCTCGGGCTCGTCGGTCACGGTCTCGCCGGGGGCGATGCTGAGCCCCACGGTCTCCCCGGTGACCGAGACGCGGCCGGGGACGTGGTCGGGCAGGTTCGAGGCCGACGACTCGCTCTACGGGCTCGCCGAGCTGGCCCAGACGGCGACCATCGCCGCGTCGGACCCCATCCCTGGCGCGCTCGCCGGCCCCGAGTGGTGGGTGGTCTACGTGGTGCCGACCGAGACCACCGTCGAGACCGACTCCTCGGCCCGCGTTTACAACCAGGTGACCGGCATCTTCGACGCATCGACCCGCGTCCAGGTGACGCAGCGGCAGCTGGTGCCAGGCATCGTCCGCGGCGCCGCCAACGGCACGATCGCGACAAGCATGGCGGGGATGCCCGCGAACGCCATCGCAGTCGCCTGGATCTACGTGCTCACCGGCGCGACCGACCTCTCGGGCGCGATCATCTACGACACCCGGAAGATGCCCGATCAGGACCCAGGCCCGAACCAGATCGGGGGGTGCTGGTCCTTCGACACCGTCGGCGCGCAGGCCTCGCCCTACAACCAGTCGATCTTCTACGGCCGCGCGTGGGCCCGGCTCGGGGGCGAACTTCTCAGCATCCGGTCGAGCCTGAGCAGTGTCGGGGTCGGCGTCCAGGTCGCCGACATCGCCGAGGCCGGCGCTACCTGGGACAACACGGCCAGCACGAGCGCGCCCAAGCTCGCCTGGCTCTACCTCTGCAAGCCGCACGGACTCGTCCCCCGTCCGGTGAGGCACGGCAACGCCCCGATCGGCAACAACAGCAGCTTCCTCAACGACGCGGTCATCACCGACGGCGTCCTGGTCCTCTCGCCGACGCCCCCCAAGCTCGGCACGGACCTGTCAGAGCACCGGAGCGGCCACCGCTGGGACATGCGGGCATCGCTCGCGCTCTCCCCCACGACCTTCACCCGCGGGCAGTTGCCCCACGCCTTCGCCGGCGCCACCGTCGTCGCCAACGACGCGATCTGCGTGGGCGTCTACCGCTACACCGGGCTCACCGGCTCGAACCTCCCGATCCTCTACGGCGCGCTCCAGGTCGACGAGATGGGGTGGGTGACCGGCGGCGCGATCCATTCCGACAGCAGCGTCATCGGGCTCGGGCTCCCCACCTCCGGGATCTTCGCTTCCTTCGGCGCGACCGCGACCCTGAACAACGGCGTCGCCCCCCGCACCCTCGCGCACACGTCGATTCTCCTCGACCCCACGATCCTCGGCTCGTCCGCGTGCCTGCCCTTCGACGCGATCCGCGTCTACGTGACGGGCAACCTGTCGACGAGCGGCAGCCCGGTCAGGTGGACGGGCCTCGACAATGGCATCCTGACGCTCTGCGACGGGTCTAGCCCCTTCTCGATGCTGCAAGTGCTTGAGCGCCGCGCCAGGCACGCCGGGAGCACGATCTTCGCTTTCAACGCCACGCTCGACACCGCGACCTTCGGCACGATCAACGTCTACCTGATGGGCCTTCGGCTGCCCTTCGGCGAGGCGCTGGTGACCTTACCGTCAGGGGGACGGGGGCGAGTGGGTGTAGGTGATCACGTAGGTCTCGGGATCGGGACCTGCGTTGATCGTGCCATTGCCCATTAGCAGAATCGCGCCCATGGCATCCAGGTCCGCGCCGCAGTCGTAGGTGATCGTCAGGCTGCTTTTCCTGGTGATACACGCCTTGTAGACGGGCATGTTTCCAAGGGGAGAAGGGGCAGCCCCGACGGAGCAAGTGACGGCTTTTGGCGGAGAGCCATCGGCGCAAAGAACACCGATGACCAGCTCGGGCATGTTGTCGCTGGACACCTCCGGGGAAAGCGCGATCGACGCCGTCATCTGCCCGGCGCATGTCCTGGTCGGGAACGTGAAAAAGTCCGTGTCTGCGCTGTAGTAAGAGCCGCAAACCGTCTTGCTATCCCCGCTGCAATCGAGAGACGTGATCGGGGTTGCCATCGACTCAAGCTCGTTCGGCTCAATCTCGGTCGACGCGCAAGCCCCGCCCGCTGCGCCGGCAGATCCGCCAGCGCCAGCGACGCCAGGGTCACCACCCGCCCCCGCTGCCCCAGCCGCGTCCCCGCCCTGGCCCGCTGCCCCGCCGGCATCGCTTTTGCCGCCAGCGCCTGCGGAGCCGCCGACCTTGCCAGCCTGCCCGGCGCCGCCCTGGGCCTTGCCGCCTTCGCCCGCGCCACCCGCCCCGCCCGTTCCTGCGCTCGCGCTTTCGCCTGCGACGCCGCCGGCCCCTGCGCCGCTCGCCCCGGCCCCTGCGACGCCGCCGGCCCCTGCGCCGCTCGCCCCGGCCCCTGCGCCGCTCGCCCCGGCCCCTGCGCCGCTCGCCCCGGCCCCTGCGCCCGCGCTTCCGCCGGCATCCTGGCAGCCGCTGCATTTGTCATAGCCGGTCCCTTTGCCATTGCAGACCTGCACTCCCGGCGCGCTCGTCCCCGGGCAGTCGCATGCCACCTGGACGCCGGGGACACAGGCCGGCGCGCCTCCGCCCTGTCCTGCTCCGCTGCCCCCCGCAGGCGAGCCCGCTGCCCCTGTGCCGACACCCGCCGCGGCTTGTGAGCCTGCGGCCCCTCCGCTGCCCCTTGGCGAGGCTCCGAGGCTACCCGGTGAGGTCTGGGTCGAGGTGCAGGCCGCGAGGCCGAGGGCGAGGGCGAGGAGCAGGGGGCGCATCCGGCCATGGTCGACCCGGGTGGGGCGGGTGGCAAGAGGCGCGTGGCATCATCAGCGACGAATGGCCGCTGCCTGAGCTACGGCAGCGAGTCCCCCGGCGGCTCAGTCTTCGCCCCGATCGCCGCCTTGACGACATCGCAGTCGGGCAGCTTGAAGGCCAGTTTCGGCGGGAAAGGGATCGGGAAGATCGAGAGCGACGGCAGGGGAGGGGGAAAGGGGATCGAGGGGATCGGCACCGTGAGCGGTCCGCACGGCGTCTGGATGGTGAGGCCCGCCATCAGACGAGCCCGATGAATACGCGGGCCGAGACGAGGTTGGCGGGGCCAGCGGGGCCGACCGCGCAGGCGTTGATCGGCGTGGGCGGCACGAGCCCCATGCCGATGTTGACCACGCCGCCGTCGATCTGCACCGACTGGCTCCCGTTGATCGTCACCTGCTTGCCGGTGATGAGCACCTGATCGTTGCTCACCTGGATGGACGAATTGCCGTCCGCCGAGAAGAGCGAGGCGAAGCCACTGCCCACACTGAGCCGCTCGCCGCTCGCGCTCTTCGCCTCGATGACGTAGCTCTTGTCGAGGCTGTTGTACCGCACTTCCATGCTCGTGCCGTCATCCGCCGACACGACGAATCCCGAGAAGAAATCATCCTGCTTGCCCTTCAGGCGAATCACCTTGAGGGCTCCCATGTAGTATTCCCGGCTGCCGACCTTCTTCGGAGGGGAGAAGATCACGGCGGGCGGCGCGTTGTTTTTCGGGTCCTCGTTCTCGGGGGCAAGAGCCTGCTCCAGAGAGACCCCCGCGACCACACTGGGCAGCGGGTTCTCCTTCCCCCCGGGGACGCTGTGGGTGAGCACGCAGTGTCCGTCGGGCACCCCGTCGAGGAAGGCCACCAGCACGCGCGCGCCCTTGGTCACGGGGGAGAAGGTCGGGGCACCGACGGGGCATCCGTACATCGCCCGCACCGTCGTGCCGACGAAGGGCCCGGTCAGCACCATGCACTCGACGGTGCAGCCGTTGGCGTTGCCGTCGTTGAAAACGAAGGTCGGGTCATCGTCCACGACGCGGGCGAGGGCCTGGTAGGATCGGGCCTCGCCGCCGTCGCTCGGGTCGTGCGCGAGGGCCTCGGCGACCTCGGCTGCAGCTTGCTGATCGGAGAATGCCATCAGCGATTTCCTAGCACCTTTCCCGAGAGATCGTCGAGCGCCGCTACCCCCGATGCGACGGCCTCTTCTTCCGCCGCGCCGAGGTAGAGCTGGCGGTAGGCGTCGGCCAGCGCCGCGGTCGCGGTCTTGACGTCGGCGACCAGCAGCTCTCCGAGCTGGCTCGCCACCGCCAGCACCGCCGCGATCGGCGAAGGCTCCTGCAGGTCGCTCGTGATCTGCGTGAAATTGGCGAGCCGGATCATGATCTCGGCGTCCTGCGTCGAGCCGCCCGAGACGTGCACATCGTCGACCCGGAAGGTGGAAAACCGCGGCACCCGGGTGAGGAGCGCGGCGATCGTCGAGGCGCTGTCCTCGGCGACGCCCGCGGAGACCAGCACCGTGCGCAGGCTGCCCTCGCCCAGCTCGCCGGTGAGGGCCAGGACGGCGGGGGGCAGGAGCACGTCCTCCTCTGTCTGCCCGGGGGCGAGGTAGCCGAAGGTCACCCGGTCGCCAGCCCGGAGCCGGAGCAGGTCGCCGCCCTGGGCGTCGGGGTCGCTCGGGTCCGACCACGGGCAGTGCGTCTTCAGCTCGATGCTGATCCGTTGGTTGGTTCGCTGCAAAAAGGCCGCCTGCGCCATCTTCAGCAGCGTGTCCTTCGAGCCGATCGGGCCGACGGGCACCAGCAGCACGCTCTCGTCGAGCTGCTCGTAGCCAGGCAAGCCGACGTTGGCCATGAGGGGCGGGAGGCGCGGGGGCTTGCCGGGGTCGACGACGACGGCGCCGACGCTCTTCGGGTCGGGTGGCCAGCGGGCCGTCACGGACTCGCCGGTGTCGGGGTTGTGGCCGACGAGCTGGATCGACTGGGTCTTCACACCCACAAGCTTGTGCTCCCAGGACACCGACTCGATCACCTGGGAGGCCACGATGGTCGCGGTGTTCTTGGGCAGCCTGCCCTCGTAGAGCGGGCCCGCGTAGGAGAGTTCGACGCGGTTGACGTTCACCCGCGCGACGCAGCCGAGGCGGGCGCACTCCTCGGTGATCGCGTCGAGGTAGCTGCCCATCGATTTGAGCGGCGCCGGGGTGCGGGGCTTGCCGCTCTTCGTCGGGCCCGTGGGCTTCTTCTTCTGTGCTTTCGGGATATGCTCGCTGACCGTAGGCTCCTTTTCGGTGTCGACCCAGGTGACGCAGAGACCCTCGGCCGGGGTGCCGCGGAGGAAGTCGGCGAGCGAGGCCGACAAGACCATCTCGCGGTCGATTCCCTTTCCCGGCTCGACCTTGTGCTGCGCGAGGAGGCCGAGGAAATCGCGAAACGGGAGCTTGATCGTGGGGATCTCGCCCGGCCCTACGTTCCCCTTGACCTCCGAGCAGATGCCCGCGAAATCCGCGTTCGACAGGTCGGGTGCGAGCTGGGGGGCCGCGCCGGTGCCCTGGTCAAGCCCCGCCTGCCACTCGTCGGCCGTGACGTGCCGCAGTACCACGTAGGCCACGATCGAGCGGATCGCCTCGGGGGGCACGGGCAGGTACGAGAGCGGGATCGTGCACTCGAATTCGTCGGCCTTGCGGAAGGTGTTGTAGGATATCGAATAGCTGAGCGGCACGACGTTCCGCAGCACGAAGAACGTCCGCTTGCGCGTCGCGCCCTGCTCGCTCTCGTAGTCGCACGGGTCGGCGTTGAGCTTCTGCGCCGCGACGAGGCCCGCGTTCGCGGCGTTGGCGAGGGTGATCGCGAGGCTGATCGCCTCGTTCGCCAGCCGACCGTCGGGCCCGTCGGCCGCGTCGTACAGCTCGCAGTTGAGGGTGACCGAGCAGAGGACGCGCGCGGTGCTCACTGTCCCCTCGCCGGCAGCTCTACCTCGAAGGTGCCGAGCGGCACGATCTGCCCCTGGATTTCGTTGAGCGCAGCGATCTCGGGCCAGCGGTCAGCGGACCCCAGCTCGGCGCGCGCCACGTCGGCCAAGGAGGCCCCAGGCCGCACGCCGATCACCTTGGGCTTGCGTGAGGCGAAGGCATCGAAGACCGCGACGACCGCCCCGGCCGCGTCGTGCGAGGCCGAGGCCATCGACCCGACGACGCCCTTGGCTGCGGCGAGCGCCGTGACCCCCTTGCCCGCGGCCAGGTAGTCGTCGGCGGTGTCGTGCAAAAGGCTGTCGAAGTCGTTGACGACGTTGCCGAGCGAGCGCGCGGCGGCGAGCGTCTCGTTGACCAGGGCCGCGGGGGCGCGGGCGAGGTCGCCGACCTTGCGGAGCGAAGTGCGCAGGCTCGACATGCCCTCGCGCATCCGGCCGATCCCGCCCCGGAGCGAGTCGAGCAGGCTCGGGTCGAGCAGGTCGCCCTTGGCCAGCGCCGCCCCGAGGGCCGCGGATGCCCCGCCGAGCGAGCCGGCGATCTGCGGGGGCGTCTGCAGCGCGCGGGCCGGGACGAAGGACGATCCGTCCCCCGTCCACTCCCACGAGAGGACCACGCCGAGATTGGTGCCCGCCGCGGCCCCCAGCTGCCCCGTGGTGACGTCCACCTGGTAGCCCCGCCCCGGACGCCCGGACACCTTGCGCAGCACGCCGCGGCGGGTGAACCCGGCGACCTGCACCAGGCACTCCCGGCCCCGGCGCTGCAGCGTGACAAAAAGGGCGAGCAGGTCTTCAGGGCTGCCCACCGCGGGCGCGTTGGCGGCCTTGATCTGCGAGGGTTTCATGAACGCGGCGTCCCAGGAGAGCGTCAGCTCGCTCGTCCCCCAGGTCACGCCGGTCACCGTCGAGAAGCCTCGGTCAGCGCCGATCGGCGTGTAGCCGGAGCCCCGCAGCTCGCTCGCCCACTCGGCCCCGCGCTCGACCATGAGGCCGTCGCGTAGCTCGACCGTGATCGGCGCCGAGCCTTCCAGCTCCGTGACCCCGAAGACCTGGAAGCCTCCGCTGCCCGCCTTGCTGGCGGTCTGCGCGACGTCGAATGCGGATACCGCCATGTCAGAATCCCATTCCCGGGAGCGGACCGGCGCGCACGACGCCGGTGGCCCCCTTGAGCGTGTCGACGATCTGGCGGCGCGTCCGCACAAAAATGGCCTCGTCGTTGCCGTCGCCGAGGTCCCACTTGATCGTGATCTCCTGCTTGCCGCCGCCTCCCTTACTGTCGGGAGCCTTGGCCTTGCGGGCCCCAAGCTCGACGGAGCGGCCGAGGGGGAGGAAGTGCTGATCGAGCATCCGCTTCATCCCGTCGGTCTCGTTGACGAAGAGGTTGGCGAACACGCCGAGCCCGCCGACCAGCTCGAGCCCCGACTTCTCGAGGTCGGCGGCCGTCTTCTGCGAGGCGACGAGGGTGCCGGCCGCGAGCTGCATCATGGCCGTGTCCTGCCGCAGGGCCGCGTCGTTGTAGATCTGCACGAGGGCATCGGTCGGCGTCTCGATGCTGCTGGCCATCATCTGCGTGACGTCGTCGAAAGCGTTGGCCTTGGCGCTCTCCTGGGCCTGCCCGATGAGGCTATCCAGGTAGTTGTTGGCCGCGGACATCGCCTGGTAGATCGCGTCGCCGTCGTTCGGGTTGTACAGCTCCTTGATATGCACGAGGTACGTCTGGCGCATCGCATTGATGGCCTCGACGTCGCCGGCCTGCACCGCGTTCCCGAGCTGATCCTTGATGGCGTCGACGTTCTGCTCGGCGCCGCTCTTCTTGTTCTCCGGGTAGAGCTTCGTCGCCTGGTCGACTGCCGCCGCCACCGCGGCCGAGGCGAGCACGTAGGGCAGGGCCGCGACCGCCGCCGCCCCGACCGCCGCCGCGCCCGCGCTGAGGCTCGCGCCGACGCCGCCCGCGGTGGCCGCTGCGCCGCCGGCCCCTGCCACCGCCCCGGCGCCGCCCGTGACGAGCCCGTAGGCGCCCTGGGCTGCGCTGTAGAGGCCCGAGGCGACGGGGGCCGCCATGCCGGCCGCCTTGACCGCCAGGAGGGCTTCCGCGATGTGCTTCGCCCCCGTGGCGAAGTCGCCCCCGCCCATCGCCTTGACGAAGTCCTGGGCCTTCGAGGCGGCGTCGGTGATGAAATCCCGCACCTCGCCCGCGTAGCCCTTGATCTCGCCCCAGTGGTCGGCGAGCCAGGTCGAGCCCTTGACGAGCTTGTCCATCCCGCTGTGGACGAGGTCCCCGATGATCTCGACGGCCGACTTCGCCCCGAGGTTCATGTCGGGGAAGATGCGGTCGGCCTGCAGCCCGATGCGGCGGAAGCCGATCTCGGCCTCGCCTCCGATGCGCGACAAACTTCGCTTGAACTTGTCGTCGTCGAGCAGATCGATCCCGCCCGTCGTGAGCCCCCCGAGACCCTTCTTCACGAGGTTGAAGAGGGGCCCGCCGACGAGGCTGCCGGCGTTCTTGAGCACGTCGGTGGTGGTCGAGAGGAGGCCGGTCATGGACTGCCCCGCCATGTTCGCGGCGTCGCGAAAGGCCGGATTGCCGAGGGCCTGCGCGATCTTCTCGTAGCGCTTCTCGGGGGAGAGCTTGTTGAACTCCTCGGCCTTCTTGATGCCGAGCGAGGGGATCGCGACCATCGCCCGGAAGAGCGGCTCGTGGGCCCCGGCGATTCCCTGCAGCATCCGCATGACGTCCGTGCCGGCCTGATCGAAGGCGATGCCGAGCGCGGGGGCTGCGGCCATCGTCGACTTCGTCAGCTCGTGCAACTCGTTCATCCCGAGGCCTGCGCCGATGAGGGGGCCGGCGATGCTGCTGGCGACGTTGACGAAGTCCGCCGTCTCGCCGGCCGAGCTGATCGCGTCCCGCCGGAACTCCTTGAAGAGGTCATCGGAGGCGATCTTGGCCTTCTCGAAGGGGATCTCGGCCGCCGCGCCGATGACCGACCCCAGCTGGATCGACTTGTCTTCGAGCATGCTCAGGTTGGCGCCCACGGCGTGCGCCGCGCCGATCGAGGCCGAGAGGGCGACGGCGCCCGCGAGCCCGGCGACCTTCGCCGTCGTCACAAGGGCCGATGTCGCGAGGTTGGCGAGCCCGCCGGCGGCCTCGTAGAGCCCCCCGGTCATTTTGCCGAAAGACTTGCCGAGGCCGTCAGAAGCCTTCGCCACCTTGATCAGCTCGGACTCGGCCGCCGCGCCCCCGGAGACCTTGAGCGAGGCCTCGACCAGATACGATACGTCAGCCACGGCGGGCTCTCCTTTCGGCCTCTCGCTCGCGCCTCTCTTGCTTGCGCACGAGGGCGTCTGCGTAGTGATTCAAGACGACGGTGGGGGTGGTCCAGAATTCCGACCAGGAGAGCCCCACGGTCTCGGGGTCGCAGAAGCTCGCCGCGCGGTCGTACACGTCCGCGATCAGGGCCTCGTAGCCGGGGGACCGGGCACCCCTCCGGGCCATGGCCCAGAGGAGAGGCTCAGCCGACGACGCGAAAGGATTTGAGGGCGGCCTCGCGATTCTCCTCGCTGGCCGAGTTGGCGAGGTTGAAGGCCTGGTAGGCGATGTTTCGGCCCTGAAAGCCCAGCTCCTCCCAGACCGCGGGGGCATCGAGCTTCGGCACGCGCTTCCACTCGCCCATGCCCCTCACGCCGTCGTCGTCCGGGGCCTTCGCGCTGGCGATGGCGACCACGGATTTGCGGGCCGTGAAGGTCTGCGCGACGACCATCGCGCCGGCCCGCTGCGCCTCGTTGAGCGCCTCGATCTCCTCGGAGGCGGTCAGGTAGACCATCCGGAGCCAGACGCCGTCCTTGCGATGGTCCTGGTCCCACATCTTCGAGCCGATCTTGAGGCATGCGCCGGGCACGAAGATCTCGTAGCCGGGGCGGTCGAACTTGTCGGCGGGGCGGGGCAGGCCGCCCGAGGTGGTCCCGGGGGCTTCGAGGTTTTCCATGTCGCTCATACGATCTGCACCTTGTAGCTTTTGCCTTTGCCCTTGAGATCCAGGGTCAAGAAGTCCGTCCGCGACCCGAGGTCGAAGGGGAGGCCCTCCCAGTGGATATCCCGGAAGGTGATCTGCAGCGTGCTGGCGTCGGGGCCCGCCATGCGGATCTGCGCCGCGAATTCGTCCGCGCTCTTGCCCTCGGCCTTGGCCTTGAGCAAGTTGACGAAGGTGACGAACTGCGCCGCGTTGTTGATCTCGGCCTTGCAGCCGAACTCGTACCCGTCGGCAAACTCCCGATAGTCGGGGCCGAGTTCGCCGATGAACTCCTTTTTGACCAGCTCGTAGGGAAAGCTGAAGGAAAAGGACTCGATGTTGACGTCCGGGATCAAGGCATCCTGCGTCGTCGAGTCGATGATCGAGATGGCGCCTTCCTGGCCTGAATATCTGAGAGCCATGGCTTACCTCACTTCGTGGCCAGGGCAACCGCGTTGGCCCCGACCTTCAGGTTGAAGACGATCACGTCGTCGGACTGCGTCGGGTTGACCGCGATCGTCCAGAGGACGGAGTTTGCGGGCATCCCGTCCGTCGTGTACTTGACGTCAAACGAGTCGACGAGCTGGCCGATGGGCGCCGCGAGCCGCGAAAGGAAGCCCTCGAAGGCGTTGCGCAGCTGCTCGCGCCGGAGCCGCGTCCCCTGCCGCTTGACCTGGAATTTCGCGACGCCGGTGAGCGAGTCGCCGATGTAGTCCGCCAGCGTCTTGCGGCTGATGTTGACGCGGGAGGGGTCGACCGACGGATCGACCGCGGTGATCCCCTGCTCGAACATAATCCCGGTGTCCTTGTCGAACTCGACGCCGCACACTCCCGCCGTCTTGAAGGCCGCGTAGGTGTCGATCGTCCAGGCCTGCGCGGCGGTTTCGAGGCCGTAGAAGAGCGTCTGGTCGAAGCGATACTGGCCATCCTCGGGGAGCTGCCCGGGGTTGAAGCCGGGCTGCAGGACCGACCACCGCGAGGCCATCATCACGTCGGGGTGCCGGACGAGCTGCCCGGTCGTCGAGTAGCCGCCGTCGATCAGCTCCTGGAGGAAGGCCGCGACGCCGCCGGCCACGTAGCTGCAGGTCTCATCCCGATAGACCGACACGCCCGGGGCCGAGGCGCCGATGATGACCGCGGCGCTCGTGCCGTTCGGGGGGCAGATAAAGGCCCGCCGGCCGTAGTGGCCGTTGGCTGAGGTGTCGATCGCGTTCTGGCGGATCGCGGCGCGGATGGTGTTTGATGTGCGGGCGCTGACGATGCCGTTGATCTTCTTTGTCGTGTCATTGCCGACGCCCTGGCAGGCCGCGATCGCGGTCAGGTAGACCGAGTCGAGCTGCGCTGCGGTGAGGGCCGCCGTGGTGAGCGCGGGGTTGGTGACGCCCCACTCGTAGTCACCCGGCTTGTCCAGCATCGTGGTGATGCTGGCCGCCGCGTACCCGGCGTAGGTGCCGTCGTCGACCGCGGGGCGGACCTTGAGCGAGACCGTGCCGAGGAAGCCCTTGGCGACCGCCGTGGTCTGCATCACAAGCACGTAGCTCGAGGTGGTCGACCCGTCGTAGCAGCGGGTGCCAGCAGGGACGCTGACGGCCGCCGGGAGGGCCGCCGTGGTGGCCGTGGCGCCGACCGCGAAGCCCAGGCCGGTGGCCGTGCCGCCGGTCACCTGGATCGTGCCGGTGCCGGAGAGCTTGGACACGATGCGGGGGAAGCCGGCCGCGCTCGTGGTGACCGACACGAGGGCCGACGCGGCCTGGAGCTTCGTCACCACCTCGGCCTGCGTCACAGCGGTGATATCCACCGCGTCGCCGGTGCCGTTCGTGGTCGCGGCGGTGAGGCCGAGGGTCGTCACGGCGGCGCCCGCGGTGATGATGATCTGGCTGCCGGTGCCGAGCTTCGTGCTTGTGAGCTTGAGCTGCGACGAGGCGTTTGAGGCAATCACCTGGCCGTATACCAGATTGATGCGCGAGATGATCGCCGCCAGCGTGTTATCCCCGGCCTGGAAGGTCACCGTGAACGAGGATTGCTGGTCGAGCGCGAGGACCAGGGTCTCGCCTCCGACGAAGCTCGTGTACGTGCCGGTGACGGCCGTGACGGTGGCAGCGGCCGCCGCGAAGGTCGCCGTGACGACGCCCGTGGCGTTCGGGTTGAACAGCAGCGTCTGCCCGGCCGCCAGCACGAAGGGGGCCTTCGTGGTGCCCTGGACGTAGGCCCGGGGGGTGAGGGCGACCTGGCCGACCGAGGTGTCGACGCGGCACATCGTGAGCCCGCCGAACTTCAGCTTCGCGCTCTGAACCCAGGCGTTCCCGTTCCAGAGTTCGGAGCCGCCCGAGCTTTTCGCGCAGGCGTTCTGGTTCTTGACTGTGCCGACCTGGAAGCCGAATCCTCCAAAGATCGTGGCTTGATCTGCCGATGTCAGGATATCCGTCGGCGTCGCGAACGGGCCGTCCTCGAACTCGCCGACAAGGCAGATTTTGCCGAAGGCAGCGGCGCCCGCGGCGACCGGAGGCGGGCTGTCGACGATGACGATGCCGCTGACTTTGACCAGCTCGGCGGCGCTTGGGGATGCGGCATATCGCCGGGTAAACGGCATCAGAGCACCTCTTGTCCAGGGGGGCCGACGAGGACGACGACATCCGCGCGCAGGTCGGCGATGCGCGGGCGAGCGGCGAGCCGGAGGGCCTGCCAGGTGAGCTTGATATCTGCGCGCCAGATGCCAGACGCACTCGCGCCCTGGTCGTCGACCCGCGCGCTCGATACGAACGAGCAGAGGGCGCGCGGGAAGTAGGAGGGCGGCAGGAGGCGCCGGAAGGGGCGCGGGAGGTAGTACTCGGGCAAAGGCAGGGCGAGCCCGCGGAGGCGGTCCAGCGACCCGTGGAGGGCCTGCTCGACGGCGGTCTGCATGGCGTTGCGCTGCGGGCGAGAGGATGCGAAAACGTGGACGATCAGCTGTCCGGTGTCCTCGCCCGTGACCCAGAGGGCCCACTGTCCGTCGGCGGATACAAGGTCTTCGGTCCCGATCGCGGCGACGTCGTCCGGGTCGTAGACCCCGACGGCCTCGGCCCCGGTCTCGTCATCGATCCGGTAGGGCGAGCACCGCACCGCGGTCTCGATGTCGCCCATCGGCAGGATCGTGGCCGACGGGTAGCTCGTCGGGTCGGTCCCCGTCGGCCACTCGTCGCGCACCCAGACAAAACGCGTGGCCTGCGGAAAGTCCGAGCGCGGACCCTCGATTGCGCCCTCGACGCGGGCGAGGTGACGGGCGAGCGAGATCGAGACGCCGCGCTCGGCGGACAGCTCCGAGACCCACTGCGCGGTCGGGACGGTGAGGTCGCCGGTCGACGTCGCGAGGTCGATGGCCTGCTGGTCGCGGGGGGAAATATCGGACGCGAGGCTCATGGATTCAGCCCCCGGAGCGCATCACGGACAGAGCGGCCGATCGAGGAGTTGAGCTTGCCGATCGCGCGGCGCAGGACCCACCGGGGGGCGATGCCCTCGCGGCCGATCTTGCGGGCGATCAAGAATGCGGCCTCGTCGATCGCGGCTTCCTGCGCGCTCTTCGAGACGCGCTTCTGCCCCTGGCCCTTGAGCGTGGCGCGGAGCTTCGCGACGGCGAAGCCCTTGCGCCGGACCCACTCGCGGATCGGGGCGAGGGGCACGGGGCCGGGCCCGCGACCTCGCTCAATCCAGACCGACTGCGCCGAGGAGTTGCCGACGACGGCGCCGCCCTCGACGGGGGTGGACTGCCATGCGGCCTTGTACTGGCCCTGGTCGACGGGCTGCGGGTCCGACGCGGCGATCTCGCGCTGCACCAGCTGCCCCGCGAGCTGAGACCCGACCTCGCGCATCGCGGTCTCCATGGCCCGGGGCAGGCGGGCCCCGAGCGAGCGCATGACGTCCCCGAAGCCCTCAGGCGAGACGCGCTTCACAGGAGCCTCCCCGTGGGCGAGAGTTGCCCGTTGCCGAAGGGCGCCGAGGCCTCCTGCGAGCTGAGCTTGAGGACCCATCCGAAGCGCCGCGCGTCGCGAAAGGGAACGCCGTTGATCGTGAATTTGCGCACCGGGCGGTCGGGCGCGGCGCCGTCTCGCTCGTCGGCGTAGATTTCGACGCTGGTCTCCTGGGCCTGCGAGACGCGGCCGTAGTTGACCAGCTGGGCTTCGGTGTAGGTCGGGTCGAGTTCTTCGAGGACCGCGACCCCCTGCTCGACGACGCCGTTGAGCGCCTTCGACCAGGTGCCCGAGAGCGTGACCTTGGGGGGCACCGGGCGGCTCTGGCAATCGAAGCCGGAGCGCAAGGGCTCGCGCAGGATCTCGACCTCGCGGCCTCGCCCCTGCTCGCCCTCGGGCCACTCGGTCACGACGATATCGACCCGGTAGGGCCGGTCGCCGACGCAGCCGTGGACGCGGCCCCGGATGCCGGCAGCACGGGCCGCCAGGCGCTCGTGGAGCGTCTGCGGAGCCCGCGGCGAGGTGACGGGGGGCTGGATGCTCACGGGCGCCAGTTCCCGTTGATCCCGCCACCCCCGCCACCATCCGCGAGGTCGGAGGCGACGTTGACGGGGAAGTCGACCAAAGCCGAGAGCCTGGCGCGGGCGCGGGCGATCAGCCGCTGCGTGAGGGCGATGCCTTGGCGAGGGTCGAGCGTGATATCCGACACCCGCGTCACGGCGAGGTCACTACCTCCGCTGCCGCAGTCGCCGAGGGCCTGGCCCAGGAGGCGAGTCTCGGCTGCGTTGATCTGGTCGGCGAGGGCGAGAGCCTGGGCCTTCGCGGCCTCGCTCAGCTCGACGATGTGCCCGAGAAGCTGGTAAGCAATCGGGCTCGACGACGAGGCAAAATCCCCATGAACGACGACCGTGCGACGCGAAGACGGATAGAGCAGCGCCGTCGCCACTCGCCCGTATTCGTCATCCAGCCAGCTCGTCGTCATGGGGATTGGTCACGGCTCAGGGTCAGTAGGACGAGCCGTGCTCGAGGACGACCGCGCGCTTGTAGGGCCGCGCGTCCGACAGATCCGACGAGGCCGTGGTGTCGGTCGGCAGGATGAAATCGAAGGTGTTGCTGACGGTGATCGTCGCGGTCAGCATTCGCTCGTCGATCGGGGGCCGGATCAGCAGGCGCCAGCCGTCGACGTTGCCGGCGACGATCTGCGTGCCGCCGAGCTGGTAGGCCGCGAGGTTGCTGCTGAAGTCGTGGATCTTCTGGCCGCCGACCATCTGGATGTACTGCATCTCGTCGACGGCCGACTCGATCAGCACGCCCGCGCCGGTCATCACGCTGCGGCGGATGACGACGCCCGAGGAGTTGACGACCGGGAGGCCGTTCTCCCGGAGCTGGAGGGACGATCCGGGGGTGCCAGCGCCGCCGGTGCCGACGTAGCTGGTATTGACGCTGCCGCCCGTGCCGCCGACCGCGACGGTGTCGCCCTTACCGTTGGCGGGGCTGTCGTTGTTCTCGATGATCGTCAGGCCGAGGGCCGGGGAGAAGGCCGAGCCGGCGCCGAAGATGGGCGAGAGGCCCTGCGTCTGGAAGGCCTGGCGGTAGGCCGTGTCCTGCGTGATCTTCTCGAAGAAGATGCTATCGACGTGCAGGTGGTACGTGCCGGTCGAAGGGTGGGGCATAATACCCTGGTCCTTCAGCTTCGACCGCATCCGCATGATATCGTTGAGCGTCGGGATATCCGTCGCGATCAGGGCCTCGGTCGAGGCGCGCGAGACGCCGGGCGTTGCGCTGTTGGACCGAATGATGAAGGGCGCCTGGTTGGTCGCGTAGACGTAGCTCTGCGCCGCCACGGCCGCGCCGAAGGTGGAGTCGAGCTGCAACTCACCCGGTCCGTCCGGAAAGTCCGGATCGATCGGCAGGACGCCCGTGACGGAGCAGGTCGTGATGGTCGACGCGGCGACGATGGTCAGCGGGATCTTGTTGGTCGAGCTGACGGCCGTCTGGACGCCGTTGACGCTCTTGAAGCGGAAGCCCGCGAGGCTGTCGACGAGCAAGATGGACTGGCCCGAGGACTGCGCGCGGCGGATGATCGTGTACCCGCCCGCGGCGGCGAAGAGGCGCTGGCGAGCCTTGCGCGACATCGTCCGGCCTGCCCACTCGGCGAGGCGCGTGATGCCCTGCGTGTTGTAGTCGCCGATCTCCGCCTAGGCGGTCGGCGCGTCCACGTCGAAGCTCTGCGCGTAAGGCTGCGGAGCCGCGGTGAACTGCTCGACCGCGAACTGCCCGCGGGACGTCGCTCCGGTCGCCTGCGCGGGCCGGAGGTCCACGCCCATCGCGCCGAGGCGGTTGAACAAGGCCGTCTGGCCGGTGCCCGGGGGCAGCGGGATACGGGTTGCGTCGGCGCGGTATTTCGCCTGCGACATGAGCGTGTCGAAGATGATCCTCGACAGCATGTTATTTTGGATGATGTTCCCGAGACCTGCCGGGATACCGGATGGCACGAAAGGCATGGCGGATAACTCCTTCAGCTGAACGATTTGCCGCCGCTGGCGTGCCAGGCGCGGATCTGCTCGGGCGTGGCCTTCATCGCGTCGAAAGCCGGCTGATCGCCGACAGCGGTGCGGCTCCCGGGCGGAGGCGCCGCGGGCGAAGTGGTGCCCCAGGGCGAGGCCTGCGCCTGCATCTGCGGAGATGCCGCGGCCGGTGGCGCAAAAAGGTAGGGGCGCGACGCCTTGAGCGCCTCGAAGTGCTTGGCCTCGTCGTAGTCCTTCCCCTTGGCCTTCTTCTCGGCGGCGACGAGCGCCTCGGCGAGAATCCGATCAGCGGGGTTGACGCCCTGGACGTCGCAGAGGTCGCGGAAGGCCATCTCGGCGCGCAGCTGCTTCACCTCGGCCTCGCGCTCGTCGGCGCGTGCCTGGGCTTTCGCCGCGGCGTCAGCGGTCTCGCGCAGGGCCTTGTCGCGCTTCTCGGCGTCCGAGAGCTTGGCCTCCTCGGCCTTGCGCGCCGCGTCTTTGTGGACCTTGTAGGCGTCCTCGTCGGCGAACCCGAGATCCTTGAGGGTCTCGGCGCGAGCCGCGGCGCGCACCTCGGCCTCGATGGCCTTGCGGTCCACCGTGACAGCCGGAGGGGCCGCAGGGGCCGCAGCGGGAGCGGGCGAGGCGACGACCGCGGCGACGACCGCGGCGGGGGCCGCAGCGGCCTCCTTGCCGGCTTCCTCGCGCAGCACGCTCATGAAGTAGAGGCGACCGAACAGCATCAGAAGACACCCGCGTAGGTCGGGTCGTTGATCGCCTTCTTCGTGATACCGCCGACCTTCGTCGGGTCGCCGGTGACGTAGGTCACGTCGCAGGTGCCCGTGCCGGTCGTCTCGGCGTTGAAGGTGATCGATGTGCCAGCGAGGTTCGCCGCCACCTGACCGACCGCGGGCGCGACGCCGTTGGCCACCGGGGTCTTGGGAGCCGGAGCGCCCGTGCCGACGGTCTTGGCGGAAATGATTCCGATCACGGTGAAGCTCGGCGTGCAGGCCGCGCCGGAGACTGCGAGGGCCTGCTCACGGACGAGGCGAATACCGCCCTCACCGGCCAGGATGTTGCCGAGTCCGATGTCACGCGCGGCGGACTCGAACTTGTTGAGGTCGCCGGTGTTGAGAACGTCTTGAAGGGCCATAAAGATGCCTTTCCAGCGACCCAGAACCGGGCGCCGTTGCTGGTGCCGGACACCTCGATCAGCCGAGGCAGTCCGCTTGTGGGGAATGTCTTGAGGAAGGGCCCCGCGCCGACCCGCTGGTCATCGCCCGAGCCGTAGACCGTGGCGACGGTGAGCCCGAGCAGGGCCGCGGCGGTACCCGACACGACCTGGACAGATCCGGATTGCCGGCCCGCGGTCTTGGCGTCCGCGCCGCCCGTGAGCAGGCCGGAGAGCCGCAGGAAGCCGGTCGCGGTGTCGACGCTGGCTACCTGACTGCCGCCGGCGAAGAAGTTGATGCGCGCGGCGACCTTGGCGATCGTGGTGTCGCCCGCGACGAAGGTGGTCGTGAACTGGCTGCCGCCGTCGACCGCAAGCACGAGGGTTTCTGCGCCGACGATCGATGGGGCCGCGGTCGTGCCGAGCACGCTGGCGACGGCGCCGCCGGTGCGGAGGACGAGGTCACTGCCCGGCGGGATATCCGCCGCGAGCCGCTCGACCTGGGCCGTGGCCATCGGGAGCTTCGTGAAGACAAGCCCCGTGATCCCGCTGGTCGCCACGTTCAGCGGCGTCGCATCCACGTAGTCGTGCGTCGTCGGGACCGCGTCCTGCACCGTGACCGCCTGCGTGTAGGCAGCCTGCGACGGGTCAGCCGTCGTGATCTGGCACTGCGCGCGGAAGGTGCTGGACATGCTTCCGGCGAAGGATGACGGGAGGTGGGTAAACGGCGCAAGTGCCCGAGATCGCGCAGCAAAAGATTGGTCGCATTGCTGCTGTATTGAATCACCAGGCTCGCTGTCTTGTTGTTGTAATCAATCACTGGTGCTAGGATGGCTTCATGGCTACCGAGCGGAAGAAGATGCGAAACATCCGGGTCTACGCCAGCGATGACATTGTCGCGGCCCTCCGGACGGCGAAGGCGGCGACAGGTCTGGTCAGCGACTCGGAGGTGGTGAGGATGGCGATCAAGGAGCTGGCCGACCGGGTCGGCAAGAGGGCCGCTTGATCCCCCTCGGCCTCACCGACGAGGACCTCGCCCGCGTTGCTGCAGCGATGGCCGAGCAGGGTGTTCCCGGGCCCTACACGGTCGACGGGCGGCAGGTCTGGACGGTATCCACCGGGACCAACATGCCTCGGGCCCTGTGCGGCAACCGCCACGAGCGGCGGGCCAGTGCGAAGGGGGCAGGGCGATGACCTGCCCGCCCATCCCCGACCGCGCTTTCGGCCCCGCGTGCCCTGTCTGCGAGGGTGCAGGGCTCGCCTCCCTCTCGTCGCGCGATAAGAACCCCTACGATGTCACCTACTGCCCAGCCTGCGGTGGGGAGGGCAGCGTGCCGCCGGTAGAGGGGGAGGCGTGCGGGCCGGATACCCCGGAATGGATTCACGCCGACGAGGTGGGCAAGGTCACGCGGAGCTTCCCGCTGCTGGCAGACGCCACCCACCTGGCCCTGCTCAACCTGGACGAGCCGTGCAACCGCACCTTCCTTTGCCGCCTGGACGCCGGTCAGCGCACGACAAGGTAACGGGTCGCGGGGGAAGCCTTCGCGGGCCATCTTGTCGAGGATCTCCGATAGCTCCCGGCCGTTGTCCTGGAGCATGATCAGAATCTCCGCGTCGTCAGCGGTGATCCGCCCCTTGGCGCGCACGAAGGCAAGGGCGCCCGGGATGTCGTTGCGATCAGGGAAATCCATCACTTCCGCATGTAGCGGTCCTCACGCACGGCCGCAACGAAGCCGTCAAGATGCGCGCCGGAGAGACCGAGGGCGCGGCCAAAAGCGGCCGTGTGCTGGTCGGGTGTCGCCAGGGTCGCCTCGGTCGATACGCCCGGCGCCCGCATCGCCTTGACTGCCTCCTCGATCTTCGACGGGATCGCGGTGCGGCGCGCGAGGGCTTCGGCGGGCGCGAGGCCCGCGGGGATTGTGGCGTTGGCGACGTGGGTGGAAAGGCGCTCGATGTACCTGTCGTAGGAGCCGGTGCGGCCGTGGTAGTAGCTGTCCGAATCCGGGTAAGGGAGCGGGCTGGCGAGCGGGTGGTTTGTGGGCACGCGGTCGGGGTCCAGGCGGAGCGCGCGGGCGAGGACGCGGCGCGCGGTCAACTCGGTAAGCGCTTCTTCGATTCCGACGCCGTGGCGCTGGTAAGCCACGGGCTTGATCCGGCTCGTGCCGTGGATTTCCTCGTGGACGAAAGTGCGGATGCCCTCGATCTGCTCGCGGGCGAGCGCGAGGCCCTGCGCGGCTGCGCGCATCCCCTCGACCGCGTGGCGGTAGACGTCCTGCCGCACCTCGATCGCGCCGTCCCAGTAGTGCATGGCCCGGACGCTGCCGCCCTCGGGCTTTGTGGTAAGCGACCGCGCCCCGGACCTGCCCTCGGCGACGTCGACCGAGGGGAGTCCCTGGCGCTCGAGGATCGACCGGATGGCGCTCCGCATCTTTGCCTGGCTGCCGTCCGCCTCGGCCCGCACGAAGAGCCTGGCGGCGCCCGTCATGGGCGGAGGAGGAGCCGCCGGCGCCAGCGGGGCGGCAGGCGGCGGCAGAGGGGCAACCAGGGCCGCGGGCGGGGCCACCACGGGCGGAGGGTTGGGCAGGGCCAAGGTGGGCGTCTGCGGCAGCGGCACGGGGGCCGGCGCAGGCCGCGGGGCAGCCGCCTCGGGCCCCTCCCACTCGTCCCTGTATGGTATCAGAACTGCTCTGTCATTGGGCCGTCCCGGAGGAAGCAAGTACACCCGCCCGGCCCCGTCGACGAAGGACTCGTCGAGCCCGCGCACCTCGCCGTGCGCCGCGTAGCTGTCAGGGGCCGTGCGCCGATCGAAGGTCTCGACGAGCCGCCGCTTGAGCCCCGGCCTCGCCTGGTCTTGCGCCCTCATCTCGGCCTGGGCGCCCTCCGCATAGGCCGCCATCGCCTCGGTCCTCACGATGCGCCGCGCCCACCCCTGGCCCTCCACAATCAGGCCCGGGGTCCGCTCGCTGCCCGCGAGCCGCTTCGCCATCGTGTCGAAGGTCTGCCCGGTGAGGACGCCGAGCTGCAGCTGCCGCCCGATGGCCCCGATCGTGTGGGTCCCGTACCGCGCAACGCTGGCCTCGTACCTGAGCAGGCGCGGGTGCTCCAGGGCGAGCGCAGCCCGCACCGCGAGGGGCCTCGTCGGCACGGCGCCGGCCTCGAAGTACCGGAGGACATGGATCACGCTCGCCTGCCCGAGCCCTGTCGCCGTGACCCCGCCGCGGGCGAGCAGGCGCACCATCTCGGGCGCCACGAGGGCCAGCACGGCGCGGACCTGGGCAAGCGAGGCCTCCGCGTCCTGCGCGGTCCAGCTGGCTCCATGGCCTGCCTGCCGGAGCCCCGCAAGCCGCTGCCGCAGGTCTGCCTCCGAGCGGGCGAGCAGCTGGGCCAGCTCGCGGTCTCCGCGCCGGATCACCGCCCGCTCGACCTCGGCCCGGTCGGCGTCGATCAGATCCTGGAGCTTCGAGCGGGCCTGGGAGGCCGGGACCGGCTCCGAGAGGGAGCGGGGGACGACGGGAGGCCGGGTCACCGGCCATCCTCACCCACGGGCTGTCCGGTGTAGGGGCAGATCGGGCCGCCGGCCTTCCGTACATGGACCTGCCGACACTGCTCTGTGTGCGAAATCAGGCTGATTTTGGAGGGCCACGGCCCCGAGACACACCAGATGGTCCCAGCGTTGTAGCCGCGAGCCAGTCCATCGGAGGTGAGCGGCACGTCCTCATCGGTCATTCTGCTGCCTGCTTTCCGGCGTCGTTCGCCGCTTCTTCGGGGTCTTCCTCGGCCTCCGGGCCAGCCTTCTCGGGCACCGGCCCCGCGCTTCCGGGCTCGTCGGGGGCGAGGCCGAGGGCCTTCGCGCCAAGGGCGGCGGCGGCGTCCTGGTCGGCGGCGATCTGATCCAGCTCCTCCTCGACCGAGGTGATCGGGATGGGCAGCGTCTTCAACATCGCCACGGCGGTTTTTTGCGACAGGATCTGCTTGCCGCCGGTGGCCGACGCGATGGTCGTGACGAGCTTCTGGACGTCGTCGGCCGTCGGCGGAAAAGCCGGGGGCCAGAGGCACTCGACGAAGGACGATCGGCCCGGCGTGCGCTCGCTGATGACCTTCGTCCCGAGGGCCTCGTCGACGACCACGCGGGGCGGGATCTTGAGGGCCTGGCGCCGGCCCCGCAGGATCCGGCCCGCATTGAGGAGGCCCTGGCAGAGGGGGACAATCAGCCCTCGGGCGTAGATGCCGCGGAGGTCGCCGGCCGTGTTGACGACCCGCTGGAAGATGCGCTTCAGGGCCTCGCCGCTCAGCGTCTTGCCCATCGTGTCGCGGTCGAGGAGGACGACGCCGCGGCGGCGAAACATCTGCTCGGCCCTCGTCTTCCCGACCTCCATGCAGATAGTCGCCGAGGCCCCATCCTGGCTCAGGTACTCCGCGCCGCCGCGGGCGAAGATCGTGTTGTACCCGCCCTTCCTGACCTGCCCCGGGTTGAGGGCGGGGTCCTCTTTCACGACAAGTGTGTCGTCGGCGTTGCGCTTGGTCGTGGCCCCGCCAGCGGCGTAGAGTTCGTTGACCTCGTCGACGAGAGCGTGATCTTCGTCGCCGTCGGGCACCCCGTCATGCGAGCCGTCGCGGGCGCGCTGGGGTAGCCAGTAGACGGGGCAAAAGCCAAGGCCGTGGCTCACGGGCGGCGCGGTTTCTTCCCAGCGCCAGGTGAGGGTGACCGGGTCCTTGACGCGGCGGTAGGTGGCCTCGATTTTCTCATCCCAGTAGCGGCAGACGAGCGGGTAATCCCCCTCGTCCTTCGCAAGCGGGTTGTCGCCGCGGTAGACCTTGGCCACCGCTGCGGGCCGGTGGCGTCGCTCATCCCGCCAGGCGAGGGGCCAGCAGTGCTCGGGGCCGTGGACCTCGAGAAAGACCTCCCCCTCGACGATGGCAAAGCTCACGACCGCGGTCCCGGTCGCGCCGCCCATGTTGCGGGCTGCAGCCAGCGTGGTCGGCAGGTTCGACAGGGTCGCGACCTTGCCGATCCACTCCTCGGCCTCGTCGTCGTCGGCGATCTCCAGGTGACACCAGGCCTCACCCGAGAGGGTCCACTCGGTCAGCGTCTCGACCGCCTCGCCGACGACGTTGTAGACCGCGCCCGGGTCGCGCTCCGACCAGGCCGGGGTGCGCGAGGCCGAGCCGTAGACGCCCGGTGTGCGCTTGCGGTAACCGCCCACGTCCAGCTCGCGGGCCTGGTACTGCGTGCCGCGAAAATACCGCGAGAGGGTGTGGAGGCGCTGGTAGCGCAGGGTGCCCGGGAGCTTGTCGGCGTCAGCGAGGAAGGCTTCGAGTGCGGTATCCATGGTCTTTGCTCCTAGAGGCCGAAGCTCTTGCGGATATGCTCGGGCACGGCGTCGAGGGGGGACGAGGGGGCGACGGGCGGGAAAGCCGCGGCGATAGCGTCCCAGCCGCCGGCTATGCGCGCCGCCAGTTGGTCGGGCGGGGGACTTGCCATCTCGCCGGCCCTGTCGTGATGGAAGATCGGGCTGCCGAGGCGCAGCGCGCCCTCCTTCGCGAAGTAGCTGGCCATGATAATGTCGGAGGTGTGCGGCCCGCGGGTGAAATCGAGCAGGTGCTGCTGCCACTCGCCGATCGCCTGGTAGGCCGCGCGCTCGTCGGGTGCGAGGCTGGCGAGGTAAGCGTCAGGCTCCTGCCCTTCCGCGGGCCCGGGGATGACCCACGCGCCGGCGCGCATCTCGACCCCGATGCCCTCGATTCCGAGACTCTCATCCCACTTCTTCGACGTCGTCGTGAAATCTTCGATTGGCGTCTCGAAGCCGATCTTACGGGCAAACTGCGCGAGGAAGACCTGCGCCCCGTTGTCCTCGACCATGAAGCGGTCGGGCTGGTAGCGGGCCTCCATGGCGCGCATTCGCGACAGGGTCTCGTCGACCGACCAGCGCCCTTTCTCGATCCAGAGGACATGCCGCCGCCCGTCGCTGTCGACGCCGAGCACGAAGAAGACCGTGAAGTCCCCCTGCCGCTTTTTCTCGTTCTTGCCGGTCGCGAGGTCGACGCCGACGACGACGGTCATCCGGTCGCGCATGGCCTGCCCGAGCCGGAGAAGGGTCGACTGGTCGCGCAGTCGCCCGTCTCGCGTGAAGGCCTGCGTGACCGTGCGGCGAGGGCGTAGGCCAGCGCCCTGCGTGCGCGCGAAGGCAAGCCACTCGGCCTTGAAGATGCGCGTGCCCTCGTCCCTCGGATGGCAGAGAAACATGCGAGAATACTGCGACGGCGACATGCCGCTCTTCTTTTGGTCAAGCCATTCCCGCGAGCGGAAGGAGGGCCAGAGAAGCTCGCCCGTGACGGGGTTCTCGGCGGGGTAGACCCCGTGCCAGATGCCGGGCCGCTTGGCGTAGGTGAAGGCCAGATCGTCGGGGTGCCAGGCGTTTGCGAGGATGTGAAGCTTGCCCCCCGTGGTGAGGCGGGACTGGATAACCGCGTCGACGAAATCGATCGTCTTCTGCCGCTGGTAGTCGGTGAGCGTGTTCTCAAAATCGATCACGTCGTCGAGGACGATGATGTCGGCGCGGAGCCCCTGGGGTGACCCGTCGATACCGTACACCTCGACGGTGTTGGTCGTCGTGTCGATGCCAGCGCCCTTCACCCGCAGGCGCTCGTCGTTCCACGGATCGCCGGGGCGAAGCTCGGGGAAGATTGACCGGATGGTCTCGTTCTGCTCGATCTGCCGCTTGATCTTTTTCAGGAGCTTCGCGGCGTTGTCGGCCTTCTTTCCGACAATGGCGATACGGGTGCGGGGCTCGAGGCCCATTCGCCAGAGGAGGTGGCCAATGATCTGCTCGCTCTTGCCGTAGCCGGTCGCGCCGTGAAGGACTGTGATCCGCTCGCGCATCCAGGCCGCGTGCCATTCGCGGTGAAACCACTGCTGCTTGAACGGGGTGTCGCTGGCGTCGGCCTGGTCGTTCTTAAGGCTCAGCTCGACGAATCGGTTGACGTCCGATCGTGCCTCGCGGCAAACGCCTTGCCACCAAAGCCGGAGAGCCTGCTCGCGCTCCTCGCGGGTGAGGGCGCGGGGCGGGGCGAGCTGGGTCACTGCCTGCCCTCAAGCCGGCCGAGCGCGAGGCCCGCGGCGTAATCGGCCATCTGCGGGGGGAGCCCCGAGCCTTCGACGAAGGCGGCGCGCAGCTCGGAGACGCCCGCGATCCACCCGCGATGGTGAGCGATGGTGATGAGGTCGCGGGCTGCCTCGACCTGCCGGGGCGTGGCCCCGTCGCCGAGGATGGCGCGGGCGATGGCGTCCGACTCCGCATGCCACCGCGCGGCGCTCGGGGGGATAGGGGGCGGGGGCGCGGGAGGTGGGCGGTTGAGGGCAGCCCACACCCGCGCGCTCTCGGCCGCGGCAATCGCTTGCTGCTGCCTGAGCCTGCGCTCGACGAGCCAGAGCGCGCCGCCCATCGCAAGCGTCAGGACGCAGAAAAGGACGATCGCGACCATCGGGATCAGGAGTAGTCGGCGGCGGCGCGGGCGCGGGCGGAGACCTCGGGGAACCGCTCGCGGAGCCAGCGGGACGCGCCGCCGGGGCCGACCTTGGCCTTGATGGCGGCGTCGACGAGGTCGGCGACCGAGACCGGGTCGAGGGGGGACGCCGCAAGGTCGGGGTCAAAGGCGAGCCGGGCACCCTCGCCGGCCATGCCCGTGTTGACGCGGTGGGCAAGCAAACCTGCCATTTTGGCCTGATCGCTCTCGCCCTGCGCGGCGATCTCCTGCAGACCCGGCAGCCCCCCGACAGAGGGCTCGAAGCGGGCAGGGGACGCGGGCGGGGCAGCGGTGTCAGCGGGGGGCGGGAGAACCTTGTCGTCTTTGGCCATGGTGGATCAACATACATCATGGTCAACGTGGATGCACCTATCGGCCCGTGACCTCGTCGGCCGGCTTGCCCTCGAGCAAGAGGGCCCGCTCGTTTTCGGTCGGCGTGCGGCCGTGGAGGACGGCGAAGCGGGCCAGCTCCGGGTGATCGGCGGCGCCGCGCAGGAAGACCGGGAGGTCGTTGCCCGCGGTGTCGGTGGGCGCGACCTTGAGGGGAGCGAGCGCGCCGGACACCTTGGCGTAGGTCTCGACCACGGCGACGATCGCCTTCGCGGCCTGCCCGGGGATCGGCTCGGCGCGGGCAAAGGCCAGAGCCTCTTCAAGGTGACCGTAGAGCTTCTCGCGGAACTCATCTATCGTGCCGCGTGCCATCGCGAGCAGCCGCCCCGCCTCGGCCGACGACACCTGGACGGTGACGAGGTCGATCCCCCACTCCACCGCCAGCTCGCGGGCCCTCTTCGTCGACCACTGCCCGGAGGCCATGAGATCGGCGATGTAAGCGACCCGCTCGGGCACCGGGGGGGCCTTGCCGAAGAGGTGGTGCGGGGGCTCGATGACCGGACCCCATGCCGCGCGCGCGGGCGCCTGACCCAAGGCGTCGGAGTCAAGGGGGGCGGCGGCCTTTTTCTTGCCTTTTCGCCCGCTCATGCCGCCACCTTTGCCGCCAGCACCAACCACGCCCGCGAGTCCACGGGCTGGCTGGCATTCGCCATCTGATCACAGGTGCGGGCGGGCAGGCATTCGTCGGTCATGGGGTCCTCGTGTCGGGTTTGGAGAGAGGGACGACCCGCCACCCGTGGCCGGCCTTCCTGGCCATCTCCTCGGCGCGGGCCAGTGTCGGAAATCGGGTGGCCTCGGCGCGGCCGTGGACGACCTTTCCGTTGGACTTGAGATAGAGGGATTGGTATCCCTTGACGACGTAGCCGGTCACGCGGCCTCCGTGCGGGCCCAGCGGGCGAGGTAGGGGCGCCAGGGCTGCACCTGGTGGCGGCGAAGGGTGTCCTCGTCGAGCGAGCGGGCGCCGGCCTCGAGGGCCTCAGCGACGGCAGGCCAGGGGACGGCGAAGGCCACGAGGTCGGACACCGGGACCAGCAGCACCGCGACCCCGCCGGCCTGGTGGACGCCGGCGAGGTGGGCCCGCTGGTGCTCCTTCAGCCGCGCGAGGTCGAGCCGGAGGGCAGCGAGCCGGCGGCCGGTGCCGGTCGGCTCCTCGGCGACGTGCTTGATCTCGACGGCGACGAGGCGCCCGGAGCCGTCGAGCATGACGCCGAGGCAGTCGACGACGGAGGGGCCGGTGGGGCGGCAGACGAGGGCGCCGTGGAGGGCGGGGCCGACGATGCGGAGGTGGCTGGACACCGCCCACACCTGGGCCACGCCCTCGCGGGCGCAGACGGCGTGCAGGCGCTCGGCGATGGCCTCGCCCACCTTGCCGCTCGTCTGCGCGCGGCGGCCGGCGATCTGGTGAGCCGTGGGGGCGCCGGGCAGGGAGGCCTGGCCGGGGGAGGGGCGGCGGGCGGTCATGAGCACCACCGCCGCCCTGCGCACGAGGCCTGCGCCAGGGCGGGCGCGGGGGCCTCGCAGGCGCCGCACGAGGGGCAGTGCCAGAGCCCCTGGCCGATGTCGTGGGCGGGCAAGCGGCAGCGATGGCACACCGCATCGCGCGGCAGCCACTCGAAAACCGGCACCCATCGCCAGCGGATCATCGCTCCCTCACCGGGTCGAGGGCTCGCCCAACCTGGTCGACCGCGCGCCGCATCCCCTCGGCGAGGCCTGCGAGGAGGTCGCGGCTGCGGGTCTCCTCGGGGTCGGCGCAGCGGTCGCGGAGGACGGCGACCCGGGACGCGAGGCCGGCGAGCGCATGCTCGACGCGGGCGCGGTCGGACACAGAGACCTGCGAATCGGTGCTCAGGATGCGCTTCCACTCCCGGCCTCCCTCGCTGCGGTGAAAGGGAGCCTCGTGGCCAGCGGGCAGGCAGCACGCGCCCCAGACCAGGCCGTCCTCGGTCACCGTGTCGGGGCAGGTCGGGGCACGTTCGGCGCCCTCCGCGGGGACGATGCGCGCGCCGCCATCGACGCCTGCGTGGTGGAGCCCCGCGACGACGCCGGCCGCGTTGGCATAGAGGTCGTGGACCTCGGCCTGGTCGGAAAGCTCCTGCCAGGCGAGTCCCTTGGTCAGGTAGACGAGGGTGCCGTCGGGGAGAGCGGAGCGAAGGAGCCAGCCGCTCACCCGGCCCTCCCGCGGCAGGCCGGCAAGGTGGGGGACTCGGGGCCCGCGGGGCACCAGGGGGCGAGGGGCTGGGGGGCGGGGAGGCAGCGGGTCATTCGGCAGCCCTCGGCCAGACGGCCTTCGCGGGGCCCTTGGGGGCCTGGGGGGCGAGGTCGGAGAAGCGGCAGAATTTCCCCCACCACGCGAGGCTGACGATCTTGCCGGGCTCGCCCTGGCGCTGCTTCGCGACATGCACGTCGGTCGCTCCTTTCGGGGTCTCTTTGTCCCGGTGCAGGAAGGTGATGAGGTCGGCGTCCTGCTCGGCCTGGCCGCTGTCGCGGATGTCACTCGGGCGCGGCGTGCGGCTCTCTTTTTCGCAGGCCCGCGAGAGCTGCGCGAGAGCGAGAACGGGGCAGCCGAGGGTCTTGCCGAGGGCTTTGAGGTCGCGGGAAATCTCGGCGATCTCGCCCTCCCGCGTCGCGTACTTCTTGCCAGCCCGGGGCCGGACGAGCTGCAGGTAGTCGACCACGACGAGCGCGAGCCGGATGCCGCGCTTGGCCCACTCGGCGGCCTGCGCGCGTGCCCGCGTCGCGATCTCGGCGACGGTTAGCCCCGAGGTATCGTCCACCGAAAACGGATAGCTGGCCAACTGGGCCTGCGCGGCGTCGAAGGCGTCCCACTCCTGGGCGGTGAGCTGCCCGCGGCGCAGCTGCGCGAGGTCGACGTGGGCCTCGGCGCAGATCACCCGCTGGGCGATCTGGTCGGTCGGCATCTCGAGCGAGAAGAGCATCGCGCCTTGCTGCGGGCCCCCCTGGGCTGCGGCGAGGGCTAGGTTGCAGGCGATGTTCACCGCGAGCGAGGTCTTGCCCTGGCCGGGACGAGCGGCGAGATACCAGAGGTCGCCGGGCTCGAGGCCGGCGAGGGTGCGGTCGAGATCCCGGAAGCCTGTGAAGGTCTTCGCCGCGCCCGTCTCGGGGCTCCGAAGGCGAGCGATCAGGATCTCAGCCGCCGCGCCGATGGCGACGGCCTTGCTCGGCCCGGGCGGCCCGGCCTCGCGGATCTTGCCCAGCTCGGACTCGGCCCACGCGAGCACCGCCGGGCGGTCGCCGATGGTGCCGCGGGTCTTGGTGGTCAGCTCGCGGCCGAGGTAGTCAAGGCGCCGGATCTGGTGGCACTCGCTGACCCGACGCGCATAGGTCGCCACGTCGACCACGGCCGGGCAGGCGTCGAGCAGTCGGGCGATCCCGGGGATACCGCCGACGTCGGCGAGGCGGCCCTGGTCGCGGAGGTAGCCAGCGATGTGAACGGCATCGAGACCAGCCTCGGGGGCCTCCTCGCGCAGCTGGCGGCAGGCGCCGAGCACGAGCCGGTGAGGGCCCGAGTAGAGCGCCTCCGTGGGGAGCCAGTCGATCTCGGCGAGCACCGCGGGCTCGAGCAGCACGCCGCCCACGACGGCCGACTCGGCGGCGAGGTCGTGGTCGGGGAGCTGCGCCGCGGGGGGCGCGGCAAGGGCCAGGACGGGGGCCACGGAGGCCGGGACGGGGCTGGTGGGGCGGGCGGTCACGACGCGGCCTCCTCGGGGCTCTGGAGGGCCGCGGCGGGGGCCCTGCGGCCGAGCCGAGGCGGCGGGAGCATCCAGTCCGGCGGGTCCTCGTGGGGCGGCAGCGGCGGCTCGCCACCGCCGGCGTTGAGCCAGGCTTCCCAAGCCTCGGCGGTGGGCTTGCGGGGCGCGGTGGCGCCGAATGCCTCGGCGCTGGTCTGGACGAAATCGGCCAGCTCGTCGGGGCGCATCTCGGGCCGGACGGCGGCGACGCGGCCGAGGGCGGCGAGGTCCCAGCCGGCGCCGGGGGCGGTGCAGGGCCGACCGAGGCCCCGGGTCATGCCGGCCGACCAGGCCGCACCGAGGGCGGCGAGCCCCGGGTCGGGCCGGGAGGCGACCGGCGCCGAGGCGGCAGGCCGGGACGGCGCCGGGCTGGACGCTGCGGGCCGGACACGGGCCGGCCGGACGGCCGACGGCGCCGCGGCGGCGGGCTGCTCGGCGCTCGGCGGCAGGACCGCCGGGACGAACACCGACC